GCCATGCACAGCGCGACGGCTGCGTCGATCTTGTTGATGGCCCGCTGCTTGGAGAGCCACTTGTTGTCCCAGCGGTCGGTCTCGGTGACCGCCGACATCATTGCCGAAATGAGGACCGGATTGCGCTTCAGGCGAATGCGGCCCTCAAGGATCAGTTCTTCCAAATGTCGGAGTGAGCCCGGCATCCAGAGGCCTTCGGTCATCTCGCCCGCAGGCTTGGCCCGCTTGGTGCCGCCCTGCGGATGCTCGACAAATGCGAGGTCGAGCCCGAGTTCGGCGACTTCCTCTTCGAACCGCCGGAAAGCGTAACGGTCGTAGGCGACCGCCTCGACCCGGTATTCAGACGCCATCTCGGCGAGCGCCTGTGCCACATGGCGAAAGCTGATATTCTCGCCGGCCGGCGCATTCAGAAATCCGTCGGCGACCCAGAGGTCGTAGGGCTGCTTGTCCCGCAAGACCCGCGCCGACAGCGTATCACCCGGCGTCCAGACTTCGACCCAGGCATCAAAGCAGGGCTTGCCGTCCTTCTCGCCATTGCGTTGGACCGCCGCCAGCGCGGTCAAATCCCGGTTCTGGCTGAGGTCGAGCCCGAGCCAGACAGATTGGCCGGCCTTGGGTTCGAACTCCGTCAGCAGCGGCTCGAGCGTTGAGCGCGCCATCCAGGCGGTCTCGGCATCGGTCCACACACAAAAGTGCAGCCGTAGGATCCCGTTCAACTGTCCCGGGATAGACTTCGCCTGGGCGACTACCTCCGTGAGGTATTGCTCCGTGATGGTGACGCCGAGAAGCGGGTTCGCCTTGATCCAGCAGCTGGGGTCGGTCAGCGGGTCGTCGCCTTCATCAAGCCCACAAACATAACTGAAGGTCGTGTCGTCGAGGACCTGGCCCAGAAATGTCGTGTCGGTCACCGCGTCGGGATTGCCAGCCGCCACCCGGATCGCGTGTTCGTGTTCCTCCCATGCGACCGAATTGCGGTCCGAGCCTGAGTTCGTAATCATAAACAGCAGTGGATCGCGGCGGAACTTGAAGCCGCGCTCCAGCATCTCGATGATCGAGCGATCCGGAAGCTCGTGGACCTCGTCCGCCAGCACAAAATAGGGCCGCGGGCCCGAGCCGGTTTTGCCGGTGTCACGCGAAACCGGGCGAAAGAAGCTGCCCGAGGACAGGTGCGCAATGTTGAACTCGCGCCCCGGGCCACCCGAGAACTCAAGTCGCCGTGCCAGCGCGGGCGATTGCCGGACCATCCGCACCGCATCTCGGAACAGGATGTTGGCCTGCTCCTTCTTGGCCGCAGCCGCATAGATCTGGGCGCCTGCTTCCTGGCAGGCGGTCATCCCGAAGATACCGATGCCGCCAGCAACCGGCGACTTCCCGTTGCCCTTGCCCTGTTCGATGTAAGCGCGGCGGAACCTGCGGCGGCCGTCCTTGCGTTTCCACCCGAACAGCGAGCCGACAATGAAGGCCTGGCTGGGCTGGAGCTCGAAGGGCTCGCCCTCGAACTGGCCTTCGGAAAGCTTCAGCACCTCCTCGAAGAAGGCGAAGGCGTGATTGGCGGCCGTCTGGTCGAACCAGATTCCGTCCTTGCGCTTCAGGTCGGCGATGTGCCGCTTGCAGGCATTACGCACATGCGGCCCGGCGACGATCTCGCCTGCAACCACCGCCTTGGCATAGGCCAGTGTCCGGTCAGGCGAAGAAGCGGTCGGCGGGGTCCGTGCCTTCTTCTGGCGGCTGGGCCGCGATCCTGCTCCTGGCACTCGGCGTCATCCCGAATTCTGCGGCGTAACGCATCATGTCCGCCGCCGCCTTGTTGGCGGTACCCACCAGCGGGTTCTGGATAGCGTTGCCGTTCGATGTCTTGATCATGAGGCCGCCGGTCAGCTGGTCCTTTTCGGCCATCTTGGCGATCGCGCGTTCGGCTTGGACCCAGCGGCCATAGGCCATGGCGTATGCGGCGAGCGCCGCCCGATCGATCTCGGAGAGGATCCCGAGATTGTAGAGCTCGGTCGCAACCCGGTTCCATTCCTCAACCGCATCGGCCGTCAGATGGTGGGGCGGTGCCGGAATGGCTGCCTTGGCCTTGGCCTCCTTGCGGTTCAGCGTCCGCTTGCCGGGATTACCTGTGACCAGCTTCAGATGGGTCGGTTTGGGTTTCGTTCCGGGTTTCATCGCTTATGTCCTGCGTCTGCCCGGCCGAAATCTGTGCAAAGGTCCGTCCATCTCCTTCGAGCCGGGCCTCAAGCCCTGTAAAATCCTGCCAGCGCTTGATGGCGACATCGACGTAGGCCGGGTTGAGCTCGATCGCGTGAATCGAACGGCCGGTCATTTCACCTGCAATGATCGTAGTGCCAGAGCCCGAAAACGGCTCGTAGACGGCTTGGCCGGGGCTGGAATTATTCTCGATCGGGCGCTTCATGCACTCGACCGGCTTCTGTGTGCCGTGACCAGTCTCGTTCTTCTTGGGTTTGGCGATGTGCCAGACGGTGGTCTGCTTGCGGTCACCAGCCCAGTGGCCCTTCGCGCCCTTCTTCACGGCGTACCAGCAGGGCTCATGCTCCCAATGATAATCGCCGCGCGACAGCACGAGTTGCCCCTTGTCCCAGATAATCTGGGAGCGAAGATGGAAATCGCAGGCAGCGAGGCTGTCGCCGACCACACCGGCATAGAGGCCCGCGTGCCAGACATAGGCGACATCACCCGGGAACAGCGCCCAGGCCTCGCGCCAGTCGGCCTTGTCGTCGTTCAGCACCTTGCCCTTGGCAGTACCCGAAGCGGCAACGCCCGCCTTTTCTCGCCAGGCAGGATCATACTCCACGCCGTAAGGCGGATCGGTGACCATCAGGTGGGGTGAAACGCCGTTCAGCGCCTTGGCCACCGTGTCGGCATTGGTGCTGTCTCCGCAGACCAGCCGGTGCTTGCCGAGCAGCCAGACGTCGCGTGGTTTGGCGATGGGATCGATTGGCGCCTCGGGGATTTCGTCGGGGTCGGTGTTGCCTTCGGTTTTTTCGGCCAGCAGCTTCGAGAGCTCGTCGTCTGAAAAACCGGTCAGCATCAGATCGAAGTCGAAGCCCTGCAGATCGCCGAGTTCGACTGCCAGCAGCTCGAGGTCCCAGCCGGCGTTCAGTGCCAGCTTGTTGTCGGCGATGACGTAGGCCTTTTTCTGCGCTTCGCTCCAGCCCTTGGCGACCATGGTCGGGATCTGGGTAACGCCAAGCTTGCGTGCTGCCAGAAGCCGGCCATGTCCTGCGATCAGGCCGCCGTCTTCATCGACGAGGATTGGGTTGGTCCAGCCCCATTCGCGGATCGAGGCGGCAATCTGCGCGACCTGTTCGTCCGAGTGCGTGCGGGAGTTGCGCGCGTAGGGCGTGATCTTCTCTATCGGCCAGAGCTTGCTGCTCTGGGCCGGCCAGTCCTGATCCATAGATGTCCTTGAAATGGTTTCGGCCGCGGTAGCCTTATGGCTCGCGGCGCTTGGTCAAATTGTCGGATCAGGTGGGGTCCCGGGCTATCGCCCGAGCGTCAGATCAGTTCGAGCTCGGTGAGCACCTTTGCGGTGTCGAACAGCTGGTCGGTCCTGACCGTGATCTCGATGGTGAAGCTATCGGCGGTCGCGCTGGCGTAGACACCGCCCTCGTAGAGTTCCTGTTCGATCGTCTCGATCACCGTGACGATCCGGCTGCGGTCGAAGTTCTCCGGAAGCGTGCGGATCGCAAGGCGGATGGTGCTGGTGATACCCGAGCTCATGCGGTCTGCGCCTTAAGGCTGAAGTAGAGGACGAAACCCTTAAGGTAGGGCAGACCCTTGGGCATCGCGATCTCACGGGCCGTTTCCCGGTTAATGCTCCATCCCATCCAGCGAGTAATCGCCGCTTCGATCGCTGCGGTGAGGTCGAGCCCCGCGTGGATGCCGTTGTGGACGTCATCAGCGAAGTGGCGGCCGTGGCGGCTATCGAGAAAATCCCGGACACCTGCGGCCGAGCCTCCAGTTGCCGCCAGCAACGCCGGAAAGGCAATCGCCCAGGCTGTATCCGCATCGGCGAAGTCGCCGCTGGTGCCGTAAAAGCCCCAGGCTTCGTTGGCAGTTGGCAAGGT